CGTATTTCTGGATGCCAAGTGCCCAGTTCCTATTCGTGATGCTGGTCACAAGTTGGCTCGCCTCGTCCACGCCGGGCGCGCTTTTCAGGCCCTGCAGCGCGCCAGAAGTGTAATAGCCGAATTCTTTGAGCATTCCCGTCCGACTGTTGCCGTCACGCTTGGCCGTCATAAACCCGGCCAAGGCTGGCGAAATGGCGCTGATGTATTCCAGATTGATCCAGACGTTGCCGATCTTGACGAAATGGTTGCCGTAATTGTCCGACCTAAAATCCTGCTTGGTGAGCGTGCTGGAAAAGAGCGCGGCCATGCCTAGCACGCCGACCGTTCGCGCGACCTTCTGAATACCAGCGGACATTTGCGCCATGCCCTCATAGCGCGTTTTCAGATCGTCCGATTGTATCTTTGCCCGGCCTTCAAAGATGTCCTTGGCCCCGGTCCCGAGGCCGACGCCAGCGTTCTCAATCCCGTTCCAAATGATGTTGGCCGGGATTTTAGCTATCGGCATTAGAGCATCGCCAAGACCGTTGGCAATATGCTTGTTGATCGCGTCTTTGATCCCAAGCGCGAAGTTGCCAATAACCGTGTCATTGGTGGAGGTGACGCGCGCCGCTTGCTTCTGGCCCTGCATCCTGATGACAGCGCCAACGTCCGTCTCCGGCTTGATCTTCGCCGCGTCTTTCATAATCGCAGCGGCCCGCGATTTCAGCGCCGCCCCGCTCAACCCTTCCGACTTTGCGATATTGGTTGACCCGATATTGAGCATGTCGAAGAAGGCTTTTTGATAGAATTTCGTGAAGGCGTAGTTGTGTTCCAGATCAATGGCGATTTTGTTGGTTTTCTGAGCGTACCAGCGCACACCGGCCTCAACCTTGTGCAGCGCCGGATGGGCCGAAAGCATACCCTCCGGCACGTTGAAATTAGCATGTTCGCCCAACTTGCCGGAATCCTCATAGGATTCCATCAGCGCGGTATTCATGCCGGTTTCGCGGAATGTCGCCCACGCCTGCTTGTTCGCTTCGGCGGCAAGTTCTGAGTTTTCTCCGCCAAGCGAGTGCGATGCAATCCGACGCGTTACCAGATCCATAGCGGAGTTGACGATTTGGCCGATGGTGGTTTTTACGGGCGTCGCCGGGTTCATCAGCAAATGATTGCGCGCGATGATGGCGAAATTCTTGAAGATCGACGTAACCGCCGTTGTTGGCTTGAGCGATTTGACGTAATGCTCAAGATCGGACGCCGCTTTCAGGAACTCATTGCTCACGCCGGAAAGCTGATCGGTCGGCTTGTCGCGCTCGACCATGGCTTTTTGCGCCAGCTTTGTGATCTTCTGCGATTCCTCGAACGTGACTTTGGTGCCAAGTTTGGTAGCAGCCAGGTCAGCAAGGAACGCTTTCTCTTCCGCTGGATTTAGAATGCGATCCAGCTTGTCGATTTTATTCAGCAGGTCTTTTTTGACCGCCGCTTTGACGGTTGTGAGAGATTTGGCCCACCGCACCATCCCGGCCTGTTGATCCTTGAGCATCAGCTTGCTCTCGAACAGGGAGTTGACAGCGGCGGCGCTATCCTTGCCGACAATGCCAGCAAGGAACTCATGCCGGTCCGCGCTTTCCATAGCCATCAGCTTTTCAGGCGTGATTCTGCCGTCAGTCAGAGCTTTCTTGAACTCTGTCGCGTGGGCCGGGGGCAGGCAAAACGCCATGTTAACTCGCACACGTTATAGAAGTGAGGAATTTCGCCCAAGGATCGCTCTTGGGGCGTAGCGCGGCAGACTTCTTGACCTCTGCATCAACGCTCTTTTTAATGGCGTCAGTAGTGGCGCGCGTTTCTTTCGGAACGTCAACGCCACGGGCTTCAACGGCAGCGGCGCGGGCGTTCTCGACGGCCTTTAGATGCGCCACGGCGGAAAGCGGGTCACGATTACGCCACGCCGCAATCTGCTGGCCCATCGTGGTTGCTTCTTCAGCAATGCGGGAATTGCGCAGCCGTTCGATTGTCGCTTGGTCGCCTTCGCGGGTGGCTTTGCGCTCGACCGCCATATACACGAATTGAGGATGAACGCCTTCCGGTGGCTGGACTTCGCGCATGGCAATGGCAATGGCGCGCGGATAATCTTTCTCCGCCAGCTTTTCAGATTTCTCAATCTGCGGTGCCTCTTCGCCAACGTGATATGTCTGGCCAGGACTGACGCCGCGCTGCTTTTCCTCGCCAGTGCCTTCGATGGTCCTGGCTGTGAGCGCGCGGGTTGTATGTTCCGGCTCGTTAGTCTTTACGATAGGCGCGGCTGGTTCGCTTGGCGCTTTCTCGATTTCAGCTTTCACCTCTGACGGGACGGCCTTGGGCTCAAGTCGCGGCGGCCGGCGAACATCGGTAATCTCATTGCCGAAATGGACGCGCTCGCCATCTTTCCATGTCTCGACCGGGATCAGTCCTTTGGCCGGACCTTCTGCTGGCTTCGCAACAGTGCGGCGCTCGAATAAGCCAGCATCTTTGCCATCAAGATATTTGACGCCAATTCTGCCGTCACCAATTTCCGCGACGGCCATGCGCGGGCCACCTTGCGCCTGGAACAGGCCGAGTTCGTCGGCTTGTTCTTTCGTGACGTAGAAAGTCTTTTGAGATTTTGGCTGCGGTCCTTCTTGCCCTTCGTGGCCGCGATCAGGTCGCGCGGCTTTATTGCGTGTGGTCGTGCCATCTTCGTTGACAGCATAGGTCGAGCCCTTAGCAGTGGTGAACTCAGTTGGTTCGGCCACGCTATGGCTTGGTGCCTCAACCGCTGGCGGCTCCTTAAACGCCTCCGGTTCGGCAACAACCGCCTCGTGAACCCTTTCCAGTTCGGGGGGCGTGAGATTTTCTAGATGCTGTTCGCCGGTCACGGCTTCGGTCGCGGCTTTGAAATCGGGCGCGCTGTGGTCAACGCCCATTTCGCTCGCAACGGCGTGAACGTCCGCTGGCGCTACCGGGCCTCTTTCCGGCACCGCCGCTGCGTCGGCCATCTTCTGATGCTCGACAATCATGGCCGCGCGGACCTTGGCCATGGGCGGACTATCGGTAGTCGGGTGTAAAAGGGCGTCTAATTGGGTCTGGACCTTTTCCAGACGGGCACGCGCCGCGCCCGTGAGATTGACGGGTATGCCATCGTCATCAACGGGGCCTTTGACCTTGCTGGTGATGACATCGGCGGTCTGCTGTAGGAGCTTCGCCTGTGGGCTGGCGGCGGCTTCCTGCTGGCGCTGATCGTCCAACTCGCCCAGCCACCGCTGGTAAGTCTGTGCCCGCACACGGGCTTGGCTGTAGGCGGGCTCGATAGGTGCGGGCTGGGGCCGCGTTTCTGGGACAACCGCGGCTTCCGGCTCCTCGCCGGTTTCTAGGAATTTCGCCTTATCGGCGGCGTCTTGTTCGTCTTGGGGGATTGTTCCCTTCGTGGCCAGATCGTTGTCTGGCGTGGCGGCCTCTGCGGGCGTCCCTGGCGGCGTTTCTTCGCCGGTAGCGGATTGTACCGGCTCGCCTGCATTTGCCTGTGTGGGCTGTTCCTGTGCCACGGTTTGCGGCTGTTCGGCAGCTATTTTGTCCGTCGCAGCGTCAACAACAGGAATGTTGTCAACATTGACGCTGTTTACAACGTCTTGGGCGGTTTTGATTGCGGCGTCAACATTGTCAGGGGCCGCCATGACCTTGGCCCCGTCCATTTCCGGGGTGGGCTGGGGCAGGCGCTCCTCGGGGTGCGGGATGTGAGAAATATCACCCTCAGCGCCTTCTGGGATGCCGCCCAAATATTCGCCAGCCTCACCGATCGGTGCCGCCAGCACCTTGCCGACGTAGGGGATGCCTTCGGCTTCCTTGGCGGCTTGGCCCAGCATGGCGGCAGGAACCTGAAACGCGGTTTGGACGCCGCGCATTCCGGTGTTAAGGGCCTCTTCGCCACCCTTCGCCAATATCCCAAGACTGGAAAGCGGGCCGGGAGTGGCGTTGTCGTCCTGGTCCGCCAATGGCTCGGACCAGATTTGCTTGGCCTGATCGACACCAGCCTGGATGACGGGCCTGCCCACCTTCTCCGGGGCGTTGATTAAATCCATCACCGCGCGCGGAACGGCACCCACAACGGAATCAACGTCATTGATGGCGGTGCCGATTTTGCTTGAGAGCGATGGCGGTGGCGTCGGTGCTGGTGCGGCAAGGTGATTGATAATTTCATCGTCAGCATAACCAGCCTTGCGTGCCCCATCGGCGTCAAAGCCGGTTTGCGAGGCCATGTAGCTGGCAATCTCCGCGTCCGAATACCCAGCCGAACGCGCGCCCGCTACGTCAAAATTGGCGGTTGCGGTAGCGGCTGGTGCGGTTGTTGTCCCCGTCCCGGACATGGTTAGGGCGTCGGTTGTGGTTGATTGAACGAAGCCAATGGCGGGCGTTGCGGGCCGCCCGGTGCCTTAGGCGGTGTTTGCGGCGCATTTCCTGGTGCGCCCGCTCCGACTGACGTACTTCCAAGCATGGCCGCAGCAGCCGCGCTCATGTTCTTATTAAGATTGTCGAGCGCCGGTTGATATTCTTTCTTGATGGCATCGACAGCCGCTTTGGCCTCAATCACGCCGGGGTCTTTTGCCGGGTCTACTTGTGCCGTAGCCGCAGCCTTCATCGCATCTTCAAGGTTCTTTTGCGGGCCTCTCAGATCATTGTCATAGCGATTGGTAACGGCGCGCATCTGTTCATTGGTGCTTTGAACCATATCGCGGATGAGCGCGGCCTGTCCTGGGACAACGCCCTTGACCGGGTTGCCCGCATCGTCAGTGATCGGTTTTTCTTTTCCAGTCGTTTTGTCGATAGACATAAACGTTCCGTCCGGGCCAACTTGAACGTCGCCTTGCGCCAATTGCGCTTTGACATTCGCCTGGCTGGCGGCGGCCGAGATATTGGCGGCACCAATTTCCGCGCCCGCGCCCACTTTGGCGACGGCGAGTTGATTGGAGCCTTGTAGCTTCGCCAAGCCGGTTTGGAAATCGGCTAGTTTGGAAGCCGCAGCCGCGTTCACGTCCGCCAATTTCGAGGCAGCGGTCGCGGCATACCCGGCGGTGACGCCAGTACCTTGCTCCGCGAGTTGCTCGCTCTGGACTGCTTCTTCGCCCTTGTATTGATGCGCGGTCGCAGCAGCGAGTTGATCCCGCTGGCTTTGCAGATCAGACTTCTGCATCTCCAAGCCTTCGGCACCAGCCGTCTGCGCAATCGACGCGCCAGCTTGGGACAAACCATTCATCAGACTGAAAGCCATTATGCGGCCTCCGCATCTGCGGGCGGCATTGGCGTCGGTTCTGACGCACCGGGTGCCTTCACAACGCCCGCCCGGCGTTTCAGCATTTCCATTTTCGCCGGGTCTTGCATGATGCCATGGATCTTACCCGCCGCAGTGTGAATCATCTGGGGCGTGATTTTGAACGCCGCGAACATCGTATTGGTGAAAATGTGCGTGGCGCGAACTAGCTCGGGCGTGCCGATCTTGGCAATCCCGCTCTTATCGCAGAAGTCCAGTGCTTGGAGCATCAGAGTCATCGCAGCGGGCACCATGGCCTTAAGCGGCATGATGCCGTGCGACTGACGCCGCAAGATCATGCACAGCTTGACGGCGCCGTTCGCGCAATCGCTAACGGGGTCTTTGCTCTTGTGGAGAGACACAAGCAGACTGCCGTTCTTCGCCATGCCAGCGTGCATCCCGGCAACGACTATCTTCTGATAGTTGACCTGATTATCAGGCATCAGACCGCTTTCGATCTTCTGCTCGGCTGCTTCTAGGATGGAATTTTTCAGGATCGCCATTACGCGGTCGCTCCAGTTATGCCAGCGGTGGTCCCCGGCGCATTGATGATACCGGCGTTCGTGCCGCCAGTTACGTTCGGAAGCGTTGTGCGCGTTGCAGTTGGGATTGGTTGGCCGATATTAGCGTTCTGTTGGGTTTGCAGATTGGCCGCCGCTTGATTTGCTGCCGCTTGTGAATTGAGCGCCGCAATCTGGGCTGGCGTCATCGGGTTTGTCGCGCCGGAAATCAGTGAGCCAAGTGTTTGAATGCCGCCCATTGCGAGAAGGCCGGCATTGTCGCCCTTGCCCAACACGGAACCAAGCTGAGACAGAATGCCGGGCGATGCTGGCGCGTCTGGCGTTGCGACTTGCGGCGTGACATTTACAGGTGAAAGCCCGGTGCCCGCTGGCGTGGCCGCTCCCGCTGGTGACGGGACACCCGGTATAGCATTCCCAGCGCCAGTGCCGTTGATAAGGCTACTAGAATCTGTTGCCGGGACGCCGGACGGAATGGATGATTCCGCCGCAGCGTCTTGTGCGGCGCTACCGAAGTTCGTGGCGGGTGCGGTATCCGCGCTCACGATATTGGCAGCGGTTGGCGCGCCAGTCACGGCCCCAGTCACAGCATCTGCCGGGTTTACGGCAGCGTTCAGAGTGTCGAGAACGTCAGTGGACGGAGCGGCTGCATCAGCGGCAGCGCCCGAAAGGTCGGGGGCCGGATTCAAAGCGTCGATATTGCTGAGATCGGAAGCACCAGAGGCAGCGGCGGTGGCGTTGATATCGGTCGCCGCACTAGCTGCGGAAGCGTCAGAGGTCAAAGATGTGGCGTCCAATAGCCCAGAAGCGGCAGCAAGTCCGCCAATTGCACCAACGCCGCCGATGACCGCGCCGATAGTTTCTAGCGTCGGGTCTTTCGTCACCGCACCAACGGCGGCAACGGTGGCACCGACCGCGCCGATGATGGCAAAGGTGGACGTGATCGCGCCCACTGCCACGCCAACGTCAGCAATAGCTGCAACCGCAATGAGTGCGATCGGCATTAGCGAAGCCCCTCTATTCTATAATGAATTTCGTATTCATCCTCGCCCACAACCTTGAACCCGAACAGTTCATTGAACCGACGTTGTTTCACGTCATCAACTGGCGTTTTGGTCGCGGCGTATCCATGTTCGTTAATGATCTTTTGGAGATAGTCGTTGATCATCGCGCGCGTCAGTTTGTGGCCGCCGCCCATGCTCTGAAAGTGGAAATCGGGGCCGCGCTGCGCCGTCACGAACGCAAGTTCATCGTCCATCCAGACGGGCTTTATATTCCAGCCGTCTAGGCCACGGATGAAAAGCTCTTTGGATAGGAACGACGTGGGCTCCGTCTTTGCCCAGAGCATGTCCATCAATACGGGGTCGGGAATGTTGGCGTGGGTCATCGGTTAATTCCGGTTCTGACTTTGGATATAGCTTGCCACGACTGATGGCTGCATTCCGGCCGGCACATAAACGCCGTCTATTGATTGGCCGATGGTCAGGCCAGTGGCCGGATCGGTAGTGGGGGCCGTCGGCGTGGCTGTAGCGGTGGCCGGAGCCGCTACAGCCGAATTAGGGCTTGTCCCACCATCGAAAGTGAGGGTCGATTGAACGCCGGGCGTGTTATTGATCGCCGCGATAGTCGAGAGCGAATCGTTGAGCGTCTGAATAATGTTGTTCATCGCCGCAGTTTTCTGATCGTCGGTCATATTCGCATTGGTCTGGATATTGGACAGGGCGGCAAGCGAATTGCTGTAAATCGAAGATGCCGCGCTGGACGACGACAGGAGCTGGGCGTTGGCGTTGTTGATCTGCGCCAATTGCTGGCTGGCCGTCGCGTTCGCCGCGATGTTGGCGAGCGCCGCTTGATTGGACATTTGCTGAACCAAGACGGCGTTCTGATTATTCGCCGCGGCGATGATCTGGGCCGATTGCGTCTGCTGCTGCTCGACTGAGAGGGACGTATCGGCCTGAATTGCAGCAATCGCCTGCGAACTCGCGTTATTGAGTTGGGCGATGCTGGTGGATCCGGCAATCTGCTGGGCCTGTGCTTCAATGGTGTTTGCCGCCCCGGCTTCAGTCGAGAGCGAGGCATTCGTCTGGCCGGTGTTGAACTGGCTGGTCTGGGTCTGCTGTGCGGAGCCTTGCAGTGCCGCCGTGTTAGCCGCTGCCGCGCTAGCCGCCGCAGCCGTGTTCTGGGCCTGCGTGGTGTTCGTAGCCGCCGCCGCCTGTGTCGCTGCGTCAGCCGTGGCTATCGGCGTGGCAGCCGAATAGAGTGCATCCTGGCCAGCCGTGATAGCCTGGCTCGAATTGATGAGCCCGCGCTGGTTCATCTGCATGTTCGCGTTGGCTTCGGCTTGCTGCATGAGCGGCGAGCCTGACGCGATGATGTTCGAGATGTTTCCTGCGACCGTCTGGTTCGGCGTGACGGTAAAGGCGTTAGGATTGTATGAGCTTGTCGTCGGCCCGGTCGTGGTGGCCGTGGCTGGATTATAGCCCGTGACAGGTGCCCCACTTGAAACACCAGAGGGCAATTGCCCAGGCGTGGTCGTGCTAAGGCCGGGAGCGCTATTAATCAATCCAGACGGTTGTGGTGCGGCAGAACCAGCGGCAGCGCCTGCACTACTCATGTTGGTGTCCTAATCATATTAGAGCCTGGACCGGCTGCGCCGGATTTTGGGCTTGCTGCAGCGTGGCGATTGCCGCCGTCAATTCCGTCGGTATAACAACACTCCCATTTCCTAGAGTCGGACCGGGGATTGGCGCATCTGCTGCAGCAGCCGCAGCATTCTGTGCCGCCGCCGCTTGTGCGATTGCGTTAGATAAAACTGCATCGGCGCGGGATTGTAGGGCTGCCCATTCATCTGGGCCGAGTGCCGCTTGGGCCATCGCAAGCAAATCATTTGAAGTCAGGTCCGCAAGCGGTATAAACGATGGCAGTGATTGAATTGTTGGTGCCGGGACTGGCACCGGGCATAACGGGGAATACACAATATCCGGCCCGCTCATCGTTCCATTGCTGGCGATGCTGCGAACCTGAGTGATGGTCGATATAACACCCTGAAGCGTGCTGCCATTAACCTGAAGGCTTGGCACGGCAAGCGTGGCGACGACCCATTGATAGGTGTTTCCGAGAGAGGACATTATGGCGCCCTCTTAAGTTCGGCTAACTCTTTCTCAAGAGCCGCAATTCGGATTTCTTTGTCGTCTAGTTCTGCAAAGGCGTGTTGCAGGCCGAGCGTAAGCAAAGGCTCCATCTCGCCTACCGACCGCATCCACGGTGTCTTATCGTTGGCCGGTTGGAACGCTTGTGGGTGAATTTTATGCCCTTGCTGCGCTTTGAAATTTATGGCACGCCCGATTTCTGGGCTCTTTATCCAATCATGCTCGCCAACGAATAGGCCGTTGATCCGTGTGCGCACTTCATCCCGCGCAAGAACGCGCCAATTAGCCTTGAGTGTCTCATCCGAGGTCGTGTTGTAGGCAGTCGTGCTTCCGGACGATGTGATGCCGCCTACTTGGCTACCATTGTAAAAAAATCCAGCGAAGTTGTTACTCCCTGTAGCACCAGTATAGACTGCCACATATTGAAATGCCCCAGATGATGAGTTCTGCGCGGTGAAGCAACTAGTTGATGCTGCAACAGCCGCGATTATGCCGTTATTTGGGTTTGTTGTAGTCCCAGCTAGAATGTTGTTCGTGGCATAGATAACTCCTGCACCAATCGCCACTTTGTTCGATAGCGTTTCGGCACCAGCAAGGGTCGCCAGCGTCCCGCTTACTGCTGGCAATGTCAGCGTAACGCTCGCCTGCTGCGCCAGCGTCGTGTTGAATGCGCCCGTGGTTGCGAGATTACCGGCGAGCGCGAGCGTGCCAGTTGTCGTTACAAGCCCAGTACCGCCAGCATTGATAACGACAGCGCAATTCGCAACCCCCGCCGATAGCGCGGGTAACATCGCGAAACCAGCGGCAATGTTCGCAAACTCTGCGCGCATTGGTGACGACGCGCCAGCCGCTCCGGTTGAAGGATTGCCGCTTGGGTTATAGAAGCTATTCGCCAATGCTCTGTTCCTTCATACGCGGATGCCGCGCCTTGGGGTAAAATGGGAAATCAGCGAGTTCACATTATAAGAACCAATATAATTTGTGGTCGAGGAAAGCGTCACTTGTAGATTCTCACCCGTCCCCGTCATATCGACATCGGTTGGTGAGAGCGTCATGCCATCCCATGTGAAATTGTCCCACACGAATTGATCCCAAAACGGCGAGGCTGCGAAGTTGCTGGAATAATTGACGGGATTTGGTTGGCCAATAAGCTGCGAGCCATACCCAAGCTGGTAGCCGAAACTGATTTGCGCATAGGAATCGCTCTGAACTTCTATGCTCGCAGCGCGGAAGCGCTTTAGGACGCGCGGGGATTTGATGGCGTCCCACGCCAGCGTGATATAGGCATCGAGATTTTGACCGTCGAACCCAGTGCCGGAGTCCATTTGATAGACATAGCCAAGCCCGTCATTCGACCCGAAGTAGATGACCTCATTGCCAAGCGTATCGTCGTCTTGGTCAACGCAGTTCACGGGATTGGGAAACAGCACGACGCCAGAGCCAAGGTACGACTGGTTGATCATCGTGACCCAGAGACCGTACCCGTCATTGAAAAACAGACGGTATTGGCTCTTATCGCGCCGAATCGACGAGCAACTAACCTTTACGCGTTCTTGCTGTATGAATGGCAGGATGTTCTTGGTCAGTGTCGAAGGAAGGAAATTGCCCCAGTTCAGTGTCGTTCGGAGCGTGAGCGCACCGAGATTGTCCATCACGAACGTATCGAACAGATTTTGTGCTGTCCGCGGCAGGCCGCCTAGGCCGTTATTGAACGTGACATAATTGAATGTGGTCGGGTCGGTGCCGTAGAGGAACGCCGTATTGGTCGCGAGGAACACAGCAAGCGTCGCCGTGGTCTGGCTACCGGGCAGAGTGAGAAATGCGTTGACCTGATCGCCAGTTGCAATTTCACCGCCGCCATCAGTACTGTCCCATTTGAACGGCGTGCCAACGCCGCAAAAGAACATAGAACTCGCTTGCGAGACGAACAGATAGTTATTGTGGAAATAGATATGGCTCGGCGCGTCAGGCGAAAGCCCTGTGGCGATTGGCGCATAGGTTACGCCGTCGAACTCGAAGCACTGGTTTACGCCGTCGCAGCCATAGACACGGCGCGTGACAAGCTGGCCCGAGAAATTGCATTTAACGTGTTCGTATTTCCCGGCAGGCAGGATCGTGATCGCGACTTGCTGCGCCGTGATCGTGACGGTCGAGCCGCTGGTCGTTGTCGCGGTGCCGTTGGCGAAATTTCCGCCAGCCGGCGCGGTGATGACAAGCTGCCCAACGGCTGTTGTCCCGCTGAAACTACCAGACTGCTGCTGCGACCGCATGATGGTCGCGGTGACGCCACCCTGCGTTAGCACTTCGCCATCCAGCGGCGGGCTGGTAGAGCCAATCGTGTATTGCACGGTGAAAAATAGAGGGACCAATACCCATCCAGACGCACTGGCCTTGTAGATATTGACCGCTGTTCCGCCCGCGTTGGCGCGGAAAGCATAGACGTTATCCACGCCACCAAAGGCCATGTGGAAAACATCAAGCACTGGCCCGGAGCCAGGAACCGCGCCAATTAATGCGCGATAGATATCGGCAGCAGCAGCGGTGTATTGGGCCTGTAAGAGGCTGGTAATCACGACCGTCTGCGCGATGGGGAGCCCGATCAGCGTTGCGCCGACCGATATGGAATGCGTGGTATCGAACGTGCCGGAAACCTGCGTGACAACCATGTAGAACAGGCCAGAGGCATTATTGACCAGTGCGACGGTCCCGGTTGCGCCGCTGGTCGCCTGAGTGATGGTCTGGCCAACGGATGGCACATTGGTGAACGCCGCGACCTGCACGATTTGAAAGCCAGCCGCGCTTGGCGCAGCGTGGCCGTCGTAGCGTTCGTAGCCTTGGATGCGCCCATAGCCGCCCGATTGGCTGCACTCGAAATTGATGCACGCCCGCAGCGCCCCAGGCTGTAACGCGAGGCTTGGAGTGGTGAGATCGAGCCCGCCGGGGAATGAAACACCCTGCTGTGTCTGCCCGCCGCCAAGGCGCGTGGTGTTATATTGGACCTTGGGAAGTTGCAGTTTCCGCGTGGCCATTAGAGCCCACCAGCGAAACCGATTTCTTCCATCTTAATCGCTTCGAGCTGCGCCAGCATCAGCCCGTATTCCATCTCTCCTCGCTGCACGACTTCCGGCGCAGATTCGTACATGCCGTACTTCTGCATCGCCTTGTAGACGATGAGCATGTGATATTGATTGGGGAGAAGGTTCGGAACGTCCGTGTCGGCTGACATCAGCGTTGGCGCTACGATGTAATCGCCAGTGATGGTGTAGAGCCCGTTTGACGGTGGCCCGAGGCAGATTGATTCATCGGGGCCGGTGGCTATTGCGACGGGGCGCGTCTGGACGCTGCGGTTCGCGCCGAACAGATAGACGTTGTACCAATCGTCATAGCTGATTTGGTCCATGAAGATTTCATTGATCGGACCGACTGACGTTGTGTAATTGCGGAAGGAGTTTTTGACCCACTTGCCGAACTTTGTTGGGTCAACGCCGCATGTGGTTCCGGCAGTAGTGCCGAGCGGGAAAGATGCTTGCGGAAACGCTCCTAGCCCAACAGCAGGGACAAAGGACATGCCTGCGCCGAGGCCAGCGGTCGAGCGCATCCAGATCCAGTCATCATGCTCGGTCTGAACCTCATTCCATGCCTGATTTACCCAAGTGACGAGCCGCCCGATGCTGCCAGCTTGGTTCTGCATGGTTGTAAGCGATCCGCTTACACCGCATTCGGTTTGGAGGCTTTGACCTAACGAAAGGAAATTCACCGTTAGCCCATATTAGCCCGGAGCAGCCGCGTCAGCCATTCGTGGCCCTTCGGGTTCTTGTCCTCAATCACCGAGAACGAATGAAGCGCGGACGTGAAGCGGCGAATGACATTGTTATCGACAATGGCTTCGTCATGGTGGGTGATGTTGTCGATCTTGGCGCCGACAATCACGGCCAGATATTTGCGCTTTGTGACGAAGGGGGTCCCGGTCGGGAAGTACCCGATCTCTTCCCACTTGCCGCGCTGATAAATCTCGCCGGGCTTGCCGTTGACCCAGACGGGGAAGCGGGTCGAAGCGTTCTTGTCCGTCGAAGGCTCCAGCCGAATCGTTACCGGCTCCTCATTGAAGGCCAGCTCGTCCAGATATTCCTTGCTGAACTGATGCTTGTCCGCCTTGATGATGTCGGTTTCGCGGTCCTTGTGGCTGGTGGCCACGATATCGGGCTTTTGCTCGATCTTGACGTCAGACGAATGAAATTCCGGGGTGGGCGGGCGAGCGCCGATCGGTTTGGCATTGATTGCAGTGCGTGCCACGTGTGTGGTCCTCCATCATGGGGTTGGCGCGCATCACTGCGCGTAGAAAGAAACCGGCGGGGCCATAACAGCCCCGCCGTTATGCTTGCACTTACGAGACTTGCGGCCGATCCGGCAGAGTGGAAATGTCCACGAACGTGTAGGTCACGCCACTGACCCCAGAGAGGTTATTCGTCCCGAACGTCCAGGTCGCAACCGCTGTCGAGCCAAGCTGCACAAGGATGTAGCCAATTGGAGCAAAGTTGTTGTCTGTCGAGCCGCTACCGAGCGGACCAAGCCCACCAAACTGCGGCGCCGTGATGAAGTTGCCGTTGCCGTCGAGAGCGGTGATCTGGCCCTGAATGACTTTCAGGTTGCCGGAGCTATCGAAGCCAACGGTATAGACGCTACCGTATCCAGCCGCAGCGTTCGGCACGCCCGGAAGGTTCGGAGACGACAGCGGCACCGGGATCGGTACGAACGCATTGCCGGTGGTGTAATCGGTCGTCGGGGTCGCGCCATTGGTGATCGCGGTCTTGGTGTAGAGCTTGCCTTTGATGGCATAGGTCGCGGTGCCCGTGGTGCTGATGGTGGTGGTGGTGCCGGCCGCCAAGCTATTCTTGGTGAGATTGGCGGTCAGCGGGATTGCTTGCAGATTGTCCATAGTGGTGTGTCTCTTTCAGAAATGGTGGATTAGTTGGTGCCGAGGAGGCACGCCGGATCGAACGCCTCGTTGGAGCTGACGTAGACGGTTGTCGCCGTATCGAGTGGCGTAGTTCCGCCAGTAAAGGCGCTTGCATAGGTGATGATGAGAAAACCTAGCAATGCCTTCTGCTTCGGGAACTGCGGGAATACAACGCCAGCAAGCGTTGACGCCTGCACGCCGCCCGCAACCGTGACAACGGAGTTCTGATCAACAAAGAAACAGGCGACGTTGAAGAACGCTGCTGTGTTGTTGATGCCGGTCAGCGCCGGAAGCGTAGTGCTTGCGGGCACTTTCCAGATAACACCGTTGGCAACGCCATAGGTGTCAGCAGACCCAGTCTTAGCCGTAGTCGCGCCGCCAGCACTGATAACGAGCGCAGGCGTCGTAAGCGTTGCAGACGACATCCGATCAAAGATCGGCTCAAGCAATTTCTTGAGCGTGTATTGATCCTTGCTCGCCGCGATGCCTTCAAGCCATCGAATCATTGTGTCGGAAAAGGCCATGAAAATCCTCCTTTCAGGAGCGAGTTAGCTTCTGATTAGGTGAGGATCTTCGAGCCGACGAAGCCAATCGCCATCCAGCCCGGGTTCTCGATCATGACCGCTTTCCACCAAATGGTGCCGGCATAGCCGCGCTGTCCATGCGGGTCGGCCTTGGACTTCTCGCCCGGCGCAAGATACGTCGGATCAAGAGCATCCTGTCCGCGCACCGCAACCTGGCCCCAAGCGTCTTGGGCCGTCACGATGATCGGATACACGTCGATGTTGACGCCAGTGGTCGAATACAGACCGCTTGAGCCAATCACCGCGCCAGCATCCTGCAGCGCCGGAAGGTCAGGGCTGGTGATGAAGCGGAAGCGCTCGCACTTGCCGATTTCGTTCGGCATCGGCGTGCCCGACGCATACTTTTCCGCCGGCGTGAAGTTGGGCAGATCGCGGATGTCGGGTTCCAGATCGGTGTGGCAATAGACGGTGAAGCCTTCCGCCACAGCGTCCGTGCCGTAATTCGCGGACGGCTTGAGCACCTTGTTGACCGGCTTGCCGTGATTGGCCTGCAGGTTCTTGGCAATCTTGCGGACGAGCCCAAGCGTGATCGCGCCAATCGTGGTGGCCACCGTGGTGCCGCCGCCGCCGAAATACTGATTGGTGCAAGCGCGCAGCGCGCCCCAGATGATCATTTCATTGACGAACGTCATGCGCTCGCCAACCTGCTCAATCATCGCCTTCGGGATATCATCCTCGAAGAGGTCGGCCGTCTTGTCGGTGAACCCGTAGAGGCAGGAATACTGCTGCATCACTACGGTGATATCCAACGGGATGATGCTGTCGGGCGCCGGGGTGACACCTTCCTGCACTTGATGGGCCTGCACGATCACGTTGCCGCGGTCGCCGGTCCCGTTCTGGAAGAACTGGTTCTGGGTGGAAGCGGAGGTCGCGGTCGCGCCATACGGCAGCCATTTGCGGGCCACATAGGTATCGCTGTTGTTCTTGGGGAACTTGATCTGGCGTCCGGTACGGCCCAGTACTTCGGCGGGAACGGCGTGAGCCAAAATCTGACCCTTGTACTTGCCCAGGCGGGCAGGGGTCATCTCGAAGGTATTCATTGCCATGATATTTTCTTTCGATGAGACGCGGCGTCGTCACGACGCTGCATTGGGTTGGTTATCGGCTGGAGAAGCCTTCGTTAAAGGCGTCATCAACCGTTTTGAGCGGGGGCGGTTGTCCGCCATCGCCCTTGGGCGTTAGTGCTGCCTTCAAGACATTCTTTCGAGCAGTCGCGGCGGCATCTTTCGGTGACGGTGTGGCTGGCTTTGCAGCGGCTTTCTTTGACGCCTCAAACTTATCAATGGCCTTGGAGATGGTCATTGCGTCGTCGGCGTCATTTACTTCCGTTTGATATTCAGTCGGCTGTGTCGCAAGCCAAACCCGGAAAGGGTTGGTTGTGTCACGCTTGTCGTAACTATCGACAGCACCGACGATATCGCGCCAATTGGGATGGGCTTTCGTAAGCGACTTTTCTTCTCGCTTCGTCAGCGCGGCCTCAACGGCTTTCTGCACTTCCTGTGCCGTGGCTCCTGGAGCCGACGCCGGACCTGTGCCGCGAAGGCCCTTCATGGCCTCCCGCATGTCGTCCTCAATCTGGTCAGCGAGTTCGGGGAAATCCTTGCGCGTCTTGGCGAGGAACTTCTCCGGCAACTCTATGCGCTGCCCGGAAGGTGTTTGCGTCTGTAGCGTCTTGACGATCTGCTGCATGTCGCCAGTCGTGCCGAACAGCTTGGAAATCTGCTTCTCGATCTCACCCGTCTTGGCGGCGGATGCTTCGAGGCGCGTGAACTGTTCTTTGGTGATCTGGACATACTCAGGCTTGGCAACCTTGGGTTCGACCTTGGGCGCGGCTTTCGCTGCGGGCTTCGGTTCAACCTTCGGCACCACAGGCTCGGCCTTCGGCGCGGGTTCAACAGCCGCCGCCGCTTTGGGCGGTGGCGTCTCGGCGTTGAAACCGGCTTCAAGTGCTAATTCAGCCTGTTTGTCGTCTGCTACTACGGTATCGGCCATGTGGTCTCCTGAAATCCGCCCGCGTTTCCGTGGTCGGTACTATTCGTCGTCTTGCGGCGACATATCTTCGGACAATGCGATGAGTGCCCGGAGGGTTTTGATCTGACCGCGTAGTGTCGCGGTCAATTGTTCGGATATTTCGCCCTCTAATCGGGCGTGTGCGGTGTCGATCTTCTCGTAGAAGTGTTCGACCAACCGAAGCCAAAGCGGATGATGCTTCTCGCCGTCCGAGAGAGCGAATTGATCTTCCGGGGCTTTGGCGATGCGCGGTCCTGGGCGGATCATTTGCCGTCGGGACGCTTATGCAGGCCCTTTTCGACTATTAATGCGGATAGGTCATCTAGGTGCAAGCAGTCGCATAGACAGGCACCGACAACCGGACCGCCCAACATAGAAGCAATGTTGCCGTTGCAGTAATCGTTGCCGGGAGTAGCGTCGAACAAGATGCCGATAGCGTTGATGTTCACAGGGCCGCTACCATAACCAGCAAGCGATACGACCTTATCGCCGTTATGGGCTTCACGTCCGTTACGATAGTGCATGTGGTCCTCCGGTTAAGTTTGTGCGAACCCGCGGTTGTTACCGCTGCGGCCCGGCGCTTTGGCCAGCGGCTTTGCGTTGGGTAGCGTCTTGGGCGGTTGCTGCGATGAGTGGCGATGCTTCGCCAAATCTGTCGCATTGTCGGAAGCGTTGAGCTGCTTTTGCGTGTTCAACGTCATTGCGGTGCGCGCAAGTTCCGATTTTACGTCGTTTATGCTCATGCCCATTTTGTTCGCGTGATCGAGCATCGCAAGCTGGTGGCGCATTTGCAGTTCATGAAGGTCAACGGTCGCTTTGACCTGAACCTTCTGGCCTTCGAGCGTCTGCGCGGCCTGCTCGATCTTCTCTTCGGACGCAATGCTTTGCGCGTCGCCCTGCTGCTTCATTACCGCTTGCTTGAGCGCGGCGTCAGCAGCGATGCTCGCGGCCTGCACTGCGGGCGCTTGCGGAGGCGGCGCGGCGTCAATCTTGGCCTGCTGTTCCTCGGTGTATTGCAAGTCCTCAGGGTTTAGCCGTTTGGACTTGAGGAACATCTTTGTCCACTTTTTCGGGTCAATCCCGTAAATCGGATTGGTCGCCATCGTGCCCATTTGAGCGATGGTCTGGTCCTGAATTGCGCGCTCGACCAAGGCGACTGAGCCGTGGGCGTTGATCTTGAACTCGCCCTTTTCTTCGTCCGGCACGTCTGGGTCGAGCAACAGCCATTCATAGAACTGGCGAACGACTGGCTCAGTAATGTAATCGTCGAAAGCGTACCCGATCGTCCGCAACAACTGATTGGCGTTGTTGTTTTGAAGCTGGGCGGCCCCGAATGTGTCGGGCGTTGTCGCCCCGGATTGGCCTTGCGTGATAAGCGGGATGCTGGTCGCGTCTTCCGCCAACTTGTCAGCCAGGTCTAAAATCTTGAGCAGCGGCTCCGTGCAATTGACGGCATCAATCGCCATGAAGGCTTGGCGCACGTCAGAGCCGGGGCTATCGCCAGTCTTGTACCAAATCTTGTCGGGTACGATCGTCCACGAGCCGTCAGCGGGTTTGATCGCGCTTTGGTCAATGACGTACTGAGCGCCCGCCGCCTTGCCAGCATTATTGAGCATCGCCCGGAAGGCTGCGTTTAGCGTCTTCTGTGGCGTCTTGATCTGCTCGCTGACGCCGATACCAGCCCAATGACCGGAACGGCGCTGCCATGGGACCGAATGATAGGGGAACTTGCCGGAATCCAGCGGGTTGATCGTGGCGCGAACGACCGTCTGATTGATCAGCGTTACGATGGCATAGACTTGCTTCTTGCCGGCCGCCAACTGTTCATTGGTCTTGCCCTTACCGAACGCAGCGAGGTCTAGGCTATTCATCTCCTCGCTTTTCAGCGAGCCGTAGTAATACCAAATCTCATAGCGACCCTTGTTCTTATTCGCGTCTTTTTCGCTGTCGCTCTTGTTGGTCTCGGCTTCGGCACGTTCCGCACCCTCAACCAAAACCTTGTCGATTTGCGTCCCGATGTAACCGGGGATTTCCTTGAGGTCGCGCACCTGTCGTTCTGACAGCGTATCGCGCTCGAAGATGTAATCGCCGTTGTGGATATTCTCGCCGCAAGCGGGATCTGGAAAGATGTTCCAGGGATCAACCCATTTGGTCGCGGGCCGGATGTCTTCCTTGATTTCGATGACAACGCCGCCGTCACCATGCGTAACGGCAATGCCCTTCTCGGATTTCGGAAACGGGCCTTTGAGAACGCCGACGCCAATGCGCGCGGAATCGAAGATGACCTTCCGCATTTCCGCCGGATGCTGGCAGCCAATCATCCAGTTATAGATGCGCTTCTCGGCTTCCTTAGCCTTCTTGCGCTCGATCTCGATGCGCTCCTCGGCCAGGTCTTTGACCGTGAGCGGGACTTGCGGCGGAGGCGTAGGACCAACCGCCCCGGCAGCGGGGACCACTCCGCCGACCGGGGCAGCGGCCACCGTCCCACCCGCTGCGCCAGTCACGGCAGCAGCAGGCGGAACAGGGCTAGTCGGCTGCGGTGAAGCAGCCATAGGCGGTGTGGCAGGAGCCGGAGCGGGCGGCGGTGTTTCGCCGGGCTTCAGCGCCCTTGTGAGCGGGATATTCCCCATGCCGTCATGAACGACTTGGGATAGGTCTTCCTTGGCTTTGATCAGTTCCGGTAGGGGCATCTCGGAAAATGAGAACGCCTTGTCGTCAACCGGAAGCAGGATTTCGCCCAGCTTGGCCGCGCCCGCATCAACATAGCGAGCCGTCAACCGAACGAACGCTGTTGACTTGTGAGTGGCCTTTGTCCGCGTTCTGCCCGTGGTCACGGGGCCGTCCATGGACATTGGCTTGGCCCAGCGAGCGTCCGAGAACTCGCCGCGGTTTACGTCGTCAATGCCAATGTACGAATCTTCGGACTCTTTCCACGTCGTTTCGATACCAGAAGATGACCGCGCCGCTTTTGCTTCGTCACGGCGCTGCGCGATGGATATTGAGATAGCGTCGAGCGTAGCCGCGTCTTCCGCAACGTGCGGAGCTATGAGTTGTGCGACATCATCTGGCAGTTCAGAGAGATCGGCCTTCATCCAGGGTTAGGCGATCCGCTCGATGCGGTACATCTGATTGTGGCATTCCTCGACATACTGTGCCAATCCCTCAAGATGCAATTCAATTTGCCCCACCCAACCGTCAGGACATTCACGGCCTTTTTGAGTGTCGGTGTCTGGCTGTGGGCCGAATGCTCGGTTTCCGACATCATAGATACGGCCCATAAGATGACAGACACGCTCACTAATGTTGAGAATTGAATGGTCGAACGAAGCCATGCGCGCTACGTCACACGGCTTTATAGGATCAGCACATAGGGTGCCGCTGCCACCGCCTAAAGCAGAAACCGCAGACGGGTATGCGCGGGGTGGCGTGGAGACTGTCTTGACTTGTGCGGCGGTGCCGGCTTGTCCGTGGTTCATGGTGATTACTCCGCCACCAGATCGCCAAGGACGATCAACTCATGCGCTTCAATCGCCCCATTGGCATCGTCGCCCATGTCGAGCTGCGCCAGCGGAATGGGTGTCACGTCCACGTCAATTTCCTCGGAACCGATCTCGGCCCAGGCCGAAGCGAACTCGGCAACCTTATCCGGCGGCACGGCGAACTTATCGCTGGTGCGGACTTCAATGGCCATCGGTTCATCCTTGGTCGCAGCCGAAACTGTCTCCATGGGATGAAAGTCGTAGGCCATAATCATTTCGTCGCGCTTGGCGTTCGCCAGATTGAACTCCGGCAACAGCTTCGCGTGCATACGCGCGAGGCGGTACTTGCCCTTGATCGGCATGGCAGGCGCACGATTGATGATGTTGGTGAGCGTGACAGTGGAATCCAGAACTTGTTGCACTGACATTTTCATGGGGTGTGGTCCTCCAGTGATTGCCCGTCACCGGATGGTGGCGGGGTATGAAAAATGATTACGGTTTATGAAATGTCGTTTTGTGGAGCGCCGCGTGTGAATCGAACACACTTTCTCAGCTTGGAAGGCTGGTGATCAGCCAATGACCCAGCAGCGCGTTGATATTCAATTCGGTATAATTCTTGGGAAATATGCCGATTAACGGATCATCTCCGTGGTCTTGCCTTGAGCGTTCTCAAGAACTGCCCACCCGTAATAATTCCCTTGGTGAATTACCGGGAACGGGGCGGCGGGGTCCAAATCTTCATCCTTCGGTGGCATGCAATCGCCGCCGACATAGAAAGCATCAATCGGATCTTCGTCTTGAACTCCGACATTCTTCCTGAAAGCGTGTACTTCCTTCACGCCCTTGTCGCAGTGATTGATCCAAACCCCAGCACACTCAACAATTACGGTGCGGCCTCCGGGAGATAACGGCCCGTTGCGATATAGCTTCAAAGTAAACATGCTGCTTCTTCTCTTGTGCGCCGTTGCACAGATAACGGCTGGCGCGACACCGCTATGCGATTAGATCGGGACGAGAACGACCGACACGATGGCACCCGTGATGGAGCCAATGGTGCCGCCCCAGACGGTGGCGAGACGGTCGCCAGCGGCCAAGGCAACGGTCGCCAAGGTGGCGGACGCCGCAGCGGTAACGCGGGTGTTGGCCGTGGTGTTGAATGTCATGGCCGTGCCGCCAGTGAGGACCGAAGTGCCCGCGCCGGGAGCCGTGGTGCCAGTGTCCTTCGTGACGTTGACGGTCGGGACCGTGCCCGAGCTTGAGCAAATGCACGAAGCCGAGACGACACGATAGGCGCGATTGGCCATGAAGAACGTGTAGCTTGTGCCCGTGACCGGAACCGAACCGGGAAGGTCTTGCTGCCAGACGGCTTCGAACACGCCGCGCGCGCTGTTGACCTGAAGTTCACCAGGCAGACCCGTACCGACAGACGCGCCGGGAACGAGATTGATGTTGCCGCCAGCGACGTTACCGCCCGTGCCAGCCGCACCAGCCGTGAGAGTGATCGAGCCAGCCGCACCAGAAGCGGTCGAGCCATTGCCGCCCGCGCCCGCAGTGATAGAGACGGAACCGCCCGCGCCGCCCGTGACGGCGTTCGTGCCGCCGCCTGCGCCGCAAGTAACGGTCAGGCCGCCACCAGCACCACCAGTGCCGGTCGAGGTGACGACCGCGCCGCCAGCACCAGCGAGCAGGGATATCAGGCCACCAGCACCGCCGGTTGACGTGCCGGAAGTGCCACCCGCATTGGATTGGACCGTGATGGCACCAGACGCACCGCCAGCCGTGCCGGATGTACCCGTGGCACCAGCGGCAGTCGAAACCGTGATGGCACCCGAGGCCGCGCCAGCACCGGCAGTGACAGCACCGGTCTGAATGGTGAGAACGCCGGAAGCCGAAGTCGTGCCGCCCGCGCCAGAGGCGAGAGTGACGGCACCGGACAAGCCGGACGTACCGCCTGCACCGGACGTGATTGAGATTGCGCCGCCCGCAGCCGTGGTCGTGCCTACGCCGCCAACAGCTGTAATCGCACCACCAGCACCAGCCGTTGAAGTCGCAGCACCGCCAGTAATGCTGACCGCGCCACCGTTACCAGTCGCTCCAGCGCCAGAGACGCCACCCGCAAGGGTCGCCGCTCCACCGGCACCAGTGCCGCCACCAGCACCGCCTGTGAGCGAGACAAGCCCGCCAGCCACGTTGGTAGCGCCAGCAGCGCCGCCCGCCATGATGAGAGTGCCGCCAGCACCAGCGCCTTGACCCGCGCCGCCAGCCAATGAAGCATTGCCGCCAGCGCCGCCAGCAAGAGCCGCACCACCAGCGATGGCGACAGCGCCGCCGGCACCCGAGCCAGCCGCGCCCGAGCCGCCGCCCGTGATCGCAACGGCACCGCCATTACCCGACGTGCTGCCGCCAATGCCGCCAACGAGAGAAGCTGCGCCACCCGTTCCGGTCGCGCCCGCGGCGCCGCCGGTATTTGAAATCAATCCACCGTTGCCGGTTCCGACGCCAGCACCACCGGCTTGGACGTTCGCGCCACCAGCGCCGTTTGTCGAAGCAGCCGCACCGCCTGTAACGGCGATGGCACCGCCGTTGCCCGTAGCACCGGCACCTGAAGCGCCAGCAACCAGCGAGGCCGCACCGCCATTACCCGTTCCACCGCCCGCACCACCAGTCAGGGACGCCAGGCCACCGGCTACGTTCGTGGCACCACCGGCACCGCCCGCCATAACAAGCGTGCCGCCTGCGCCGGCACCGTTACCCGCACCACCGGCTAGGGTTGCATTACCGCCAGCGCCGCCAGTCGTGGCGGCACCGCCCGCTACGGAAACAGCGCCGCCATTACCGGAACCGCCAGTGCCAGCAGCACCGCCAGTGACCGAAACTGCGCCGCCAGCGCCTGAAGTCGTTCCGCCGACACCACCGACGATGATGGCCTGTCCGCCTGCACCGGTCGTACCGCTGACACCGCCCGCGACAGTGGCGTTCGCGCCAGCCGTGGCAGTCGTGGACGTGCCGCCCGTGAGAGATACAGCGCCGCCAGCCGTCGAGGCTGCAGTCGCCGTGCCACCCTGAACCGCAACCGCACCACCGGCACCAGCCGAAGTGCCACCAGCACCACCAGTTACAGCAACCGCTCCGCCGAGGCCGGATGTAGCGCCACCGGCGCCACCGACAAGGGATGCAGCGCCGCCGTTGGACGTTCCTGCACCAGCGCCACCAGTGACGCTGATGAGACCGCCAACGTTATTGGTCGTACCACCGGCACCACCGGCCATGACCAATGCGCCACCAGCGTCGCCCGAGCCGGGCTGACCGGCGATGGCATTGGCAGTGATGACTGTTGCGGGAGTTGAAGCCATTGGGATTTTCCTTCAAGGGACCGTCGCGCTTCACAGCGGGACTAGATGGGTGCGGGGATTGGCGCGGGTAATCCCCGCAGTTTATGCGGAGATTACGGTGTGTAAGCGATGACTCGGACTTGGCCCTGGACAAGCAATTCTTCCGGGGTCGCAATTGTGAGCGGGGCGTAGAAAATGGTGTTGAAGCCGGGCGGGATCACAACCTCGGTTTCACTGGCCCCAAAGGGCGCGAGCTGCGCACCGTCGGAATAATACCGCGGATACGGCGCGACGTTCAGCCGATAGGTCGCGTCCAGGTCAGCGAGCATCGCCGCAGTCGGGACCGCCAACTGGGCCGCCGTGATGTCAACCGGGGTGAACCGCGCGTCTGGGCCAGTGCCGGTCGGAGCTTCAACGCCGATGATTGCCCCGGTCTGTGGGTCTGTCAGCCAGTTATCGGTAGGCGACAAGTCCCTGTAGTTGGGAGGTGTGACAGTGGATTTGAAGGCTTTAAATATCGAAAAGGCCATCAGGGTTTCCTTATTGCCATGTCACGAGTGCCGCGCCAGCAGGGGTCTTTGCTTGTTTCCAAGCGCCGCCGGTATAAATCCAGAATTGCGAGTTGGTTGTGTCGAAGATGATCGGGACGCGGCCAGTGAAGGTCGTGGGAGTGCCAGTCGGCGTGCCAGCGCATGTCGTGATGTAAAGAAAGCCGTCCGTTGCGTTTGTAGCGATGGCGGCTGAATTAAGCACGACGCTCTGAGCGCCACCCTTCAACGTCATTGCCGCTGCTAGGGTGTTTTGCACGCCAGATGAAGCGCTGGAAAGCGTAGTCTGGAACACCACATCGCCACCGCCCGAGCCATTCGATTTGCTGCCAGCGATGGTGAATGTCGCGCCAGCAGTGTTGCCGTTACCAGCTACGACGGATTGGGCCTGGAGGGTCTGGGCGCTGGGGGCGGCAGCATCAAGCGCACCTAACTGAAGCATTGAAACTGCAGGAAAAGACATTGTGAATGTCTGAGTTCCGCCTGAATTTTGAAACCGAATAACCGCATCTGTAATAGACGCAATCTTACTCTGATTAACAAAACCTAGACTACTACCAGTGCCAGCAAAGATGTTCCCACTGCTTGTAATAGATCCAGTAAAGTTTCCAATACCGTTGACATTCAGACTATCCGCTCCCAACGCCCAGAGATTTGTCCCTGTGACGTTCGCACCCTGAACAGGCGCTTTCACATAGACGTTGTACCCGTTCGTGATCGTGACGGCGTTCACGGCGGTGGCGAATGTGTTGGCTCCGATCAGTGAGCCGTAAGCCGTCGCAACTGTTCCAGCAGCCGTGGTGCTATCGGTCTGGGTGTAAGCGCCCGCGATGATTGAAACGCCAGTCGTCCCGAACGCCGCCGCGATGGCAGTCTGGGTGATCGCTACTGGCGATTTGATCGTCGGCCCGCTGGCCGTCCACGTGCTGGCGTCGGGGAACGTCACCGTGCCGTTGAACGTCGGACTGCTAGTGCTGGCCTCGGGAGGGTAATAGGGCATCAGACGAATTCCTCGACCCGTGCATTGCCATTTGCCGATGCCCAAATCCCCTTGACGACCCCTGAATAGGCAAACGGCGATTCGTAATAAGACCCGGCCACCATCTGGACGGTGTAGTTCGAGGACGAAGAAACCGCATTCGCCAGCAACAGATAAAGGATTTGCGTGCTGTCGTTAAAGACGGTGAACCCCTTGCGCTGGCCATTGACTGACGCGGCAAGGATAACCGTGTCTGTGTTCGCGGACGGAACGCTGGTCGTAATGCCGGCGAAACTTGGCTCTTGGAGGGTCTGTGTTGCCATAAAGTTAGGCTTCCTGCATGGGATGGTGGCGCTTCACAGCGGCACGAGCGCCTTGCCCAAGGGCATTTGGGGTCGAAACGAGAAAGCCCCGCACCCGCCATTCAAGGCAGATGCAGGGTGTGGTCACTGAATAATTACCGCGCTAGGCGGCTGGAACGTTCAAGGTCAGCAACGCTGGTGTAGCGCGTCCACCAGGCCCAGTCGGGCGCGGCGGCGGGTCAATGGCAAAGCGCGCGTCAGGCATCAGGCGGAAGCTCTCGACAACCGCAATCGTGAATGTCTCGCGCTTGTGCGAGGTGCATTGGTGGGTCAGGCGTGCCACCGAACCGCCGCATTCATACCGGCGAAGCGTGCCACTGTATGGCTCAACGGAAACTAGCGTGGCCAATTACTCGCCCTCATCAGTGATGTCGTCCCCGCCACAAGATGATCCGGTGTCTTCTTCCATCATCTCAGGCCCGATGTGCTTCCAGCTCGCGCGCACCAGCCGATCAACCGCAGCGGCCAATGGCGGGCCATTCTCGCAGGTCTCGACCTCTACATCTTCCTGTTCATCGTCAATCATGACGCAGGCGGCGATGCGAGCCTTACCATCCGGCATGATCTCGCAGATGTAGCGGCCACCAGCGGCGATGAACTCGCTGCCAAGGCGTTCGACCTCGGGCGAGCATGTGACCTCGGACAGGACGCGCTTGCCGTCTGGGAACTGGCGGACGAAAGGGAGCGGCATTATTCGTCACCGAACGAGAAGTGCTGTTTCAGCGTGGCGATGTAGTTTTCAGCGCGCGTCAGGCGGTGGTCGAGGATAAGGCCGACAATCAAGATGGCCAACGTAAGCACTCTAGTGTCCCAGGTCATGCCGGCGCCAGATAACGCCCGATGTCAGACCGGACGACAAAGACGGGCTTCGGTGCCGAATGTGTGCTGGCCTTTGTCTCCATGGCCTCGGTCCAGATGTTGAACTTCAAGCCCTGTTTTGCCCAGAAAGCCCTGATCTTGTCGGCCAGCATTCGAGCGCCGTCTTGGTCTAGCGTGTCGAGGATGATTCTCATTGGCCCTCCAGCCTTAACCTAATGTGCCCATTGACGGTTCTAGGTTCTCGTATTCAGGCAGTTGCACGAACGGCATGTCCGCCTCGTTCCTGATCTGGTCGATGATCTCGGCTAGACCGCCAAATGCGTCAGCCCCGTGCGAGAACTCATCGTGCTTTGGCGACGCGGGTTCTCCGGTCGTGATCGGGATTGTCCGCTTATACCGCTTGAGGCAATCCATCAAGCGTGGCCCGCCGTGGTGGATCAATGGCGCTTCGGCGGGCGCGTCACGTTTCACGCTGCTCAGATAGATGCGCGGGAACATCATACGCGCGGCCTTGATCCTCGCCTCGTCGCTGGTCTTCTCGATCAGCTTGACCTTGCAGCCCAAGTCTTTGAGCGTCTTGCGCGCGTTCGTGCCAGATATCGGGTTGTGGTTCTTGCTGTCGTGCGGCAGCCAATCGTCGCCCCAGACATACCCAAGCGATCGGCGCAGTGAAATCCATTGGGCGTAAGTGAGGAAGCTGCCTTCCATGTAGTTGATGATGTTCGCCACGGTCGGAACTGGCTTCTGCACCATGATAAGTGACATGGCATCGTTCCAGCCCAAGTCCCAGATGCAATGAACCGGGAACCGCGGATTATACGGGACCGCGCCATAGCGTTGGTCCTCGACCATCTGCGTGACTTCGCGCGCATAGATCGCACCGACAACAACCGTGCGGCATTTGCCTTCCCAGATGTTCTCGTAATCGTCCGGGTAGTATTTCAGCGTGTGCTGGCGCTGGGCCTCAAGGATTGGCGGGAACCATTTATTGTCCTGCCAGCCCGTCTTGACGACCCTCGCGCCTTCGGGCGGGTGAACGACAAACCGTTCCCAGGTATCGTCCGTGTCCATGTCAGGGTTGAAACTAACCCAGACCTCGGCGCCCTCTTCGCGCATGGTGGGGAGCAACACGGTCCAGCTATTCTTGGAAACCTTGTGGGCTTCCTCAACCCACGTGATGTCCAGCTTGGCCATGGACTTGATCGAGTCCACAGACTGCCCATGCAAGCCGTGGAAGATGAACTCAGACCCCGTAAGCGGGCACAGTATCTTGTTCTCAAGCACCCGGAACATCTGAAGCCCGAACTCTTCGATCAGGGCTTTCAGCGTCGCGTGAACCGATTCCAGTATGCTGTTCTGGATCTCACGGGCGCAGAGGATGCGGAGTTTTTGGTTCGAGGCCAGGGCTAACAGTGCCCGGCCTATGCTCTCTGTCTTCATCCCGCCGCGGCCGCCGTACAGGATTTTGTACGGGTGTTGCTCCATAAGGAACGCGAGCTTTTTCGGCAGGCGAATGTCTATGCCGCGTGTGACGGCTTTAATAGCTTGGTCCGCTACGGGATTAGCCGGTTCCGGCTTACGTCTCATTCAAATATCAGATTGATATGAACCGGCTCGCCGCGAGACTGGGCATTGTCCTCTTTGTAGAGCCCGTGGAACTTCATGGCTTTTTCAAGCGCCGCGTTCTTGTCCCAGAGTTTTAGCTTCTTGAGGAAGCCGGTCTTGCTGCCGTCAGCGGCAAACTCTTCGGAGACATCTAAGGACGCCACAACAGCGGCAGTGTCGTCGTCCCATTCCTTTGGGTCTTTGAACGAGCCGTCTTCGCGATACAGCTTGCGGGGGTCAAAATATGCGAGACGGGCCACTTCGAGCTTTGTGCGCTCCGTCTCAAGCCCGACGATTTTGGCGATGGCTTCTGATCGAACGGCAATGGCTTGTTTCAACTCAACGTTCTTCAACAACCGCTGGCCCTGGCTATAAGCCGTCTTTGGACTAAACCCCGCCGTGATGGCGGCCTGCGTAGCGTTGTTGCCGTTGACGATATAAGCCTCAGCAAATGCCTTACGTCGAGCGGCTACCGCTTCCTTGTTCTGCCCAGCCTTTACGCGCGGCTCAATCCTTTTCCGGGGCACGGGCTTCAACTCGTTTGATAGGCTGAATGCCCGTTACGAACGCGGTGGCCTTCTCTAGACGTTCAAGACGTTCGTCTAATTGCTTGACGCATTTGGCGACCCAGATGATGGCGGAGCCGGTCATGCCGAAATCAATTCCAAGCTCGGTCGCTGCAGCGTGGAGCGCGTCGTTGTCTGGTTGCTTGGTATATTCGGGAAGGCTCATGTGGCCCTCTGTGCGGCCTGCCGCGCGTCTCTATTAGCAATCCCGCTGCATACTTGCGTCATATTCGACGTGGTTATCTCATCTGCGGTGGAACGGGCAAGAATAAGCGCCCTGTTGTCCCACCGGTTATCGCCCATCCGCTTGGCCCAGAGCGCGGCGGCAGTCTCAGCCTCGGCAGCAATCGCGCGTTCACACGCGGCCAGGCTAATGGCCCCGCCCTTGCGGTCTAGCCGTGTGGGTTGGCCAGTGCGGGCACCGTCATGCCGTGGGCCGTGTTTCTTGTATGCTACTGCGGTCAATTTCGGCCTCCGTTTTTGGGTTTGGTCTTAACCGGCTCTTTGGTCGGTTTGATTCGTAGGGTCACCGGCTTGGGGCCAGCGCGGTAGGAACGAAGTTCGGAGACGCGCATTGCTTTGAGTGCGGCGAGCGCTTCCATGTGCCCCGCGCTCATGATAGCCGCGTCGCGCAAAACAGAAGCAACGCCAGCCCCGTGCATAGATGCATCAGGAGATACATTCGGCGTTTGTCTTCTGGGTCAGTCATTTGGTCACCTGACTGGAATGTGTTGGGCGGAGAAGTTGGAATGGCTGACGATGCTGAACGCGCCATCGGGCGCACGCACAATCCATTCGCCAGTGAATATCGGTTCGCCGCGGAATTGAAATTCACGGCGCGCGAGTGACATATCGTCCGGCGCATCTTTGTTGAGAACTTGCCGGGAGGTAAGCGCGCCGCCACTAACTGTGCAAACCGCTTCGGCATTGGCTTGGGTAATCCGCATTGCGGTTACGAGCTGGCCATCTCTGTTGCGGTATTCGCGGTTGCCAGCGCTCATTTGGCGCTGTTGATTAGGCCGTTTGGGTGGCCGATGTCCGGGTACTTGGCGTGAACCTTGGCGCGGACAGTTGCTTTCTCGGCTGGCGTTCCGTTCTGGGCCACGCGCGAAAGCGCATTGCGCGCATGGTTCTTATCTTCGATGGGATAGCGGCCGCCCGGTAGCGCGAAGTTCTTAGGCTTGATCTTCTTGCGGGCGCGCGCGGTTAGCTTTGCCACCTAATGAACCGTTAACTTCTGCCAGCCTGGCTCGCCGTCATTGAAAATGTAGCGGTCAAAGCTGTCGTCATCATCAGCATGAAAGCGGGCGCAAACG